CACAAGTTCTCAAAGCTGCATTTCGTGTATTGACTTTGAAACTTGGTAAAGCAAAAGTACCAATGGTTGTTACTAATCATACTTATGATGTGGTTGGTTCTATGTTTCCTACAAAAGAAATGGGTGGTGGTTCTGGATTAAAGTACGCAGCTTCATCAATCATTTATCTTTCAAAGAAGAAAGAGAAAGATGGAACTGAAGTCATAGGTAATATTGTACATTGTAAAAATGCAAAATCAAGACTTACAGTAGAAAACAAAATGGTTGATGTAAGATTAACCTATACTAAAGGTTTAGATAGATACTATGGATTACTTGACCTCGCACTCAAGTATGGTATATTTAAATCTGTTTCTACAAGAATAGAATTACCAGATGGTACAAAGACATTTGGTAAAACAATAAATAATGATCCTACTAAGTTCTTTACTGAAGATATTATGAAACAGTTAGATGAATGTGCAACCAAAGAATTTAAGTATGGAAATAAAGCTGAGGAAGTTGTAGATGGTAGTTCTGAGCAGACTTGATATATCAAGATGTTATAAATTTGTAGCCAGTGAAGAAGAGAATAATAAATGGCAAGGTATACAACTCCTAGAATCAACTGGTAAGTACAAAGATATCATATACAAATATGGTAAAGTAAAATTCGGAAAGAAAGAAACTGCTAAGGGTGAATTACCCTTGACATTTCATTATGATCTGATATATTCAAACGATATGTCTGGAAAAGAATTACAAGAAGATTTAAAATTTAAAAATCTACTTGGTGATATACTTATGGACATTATGGAAAAACAACTAGAGGATAACAGCTTACAATATGTCAATTCAACAAAACATTGAACGCACAACATTATCAAACCTAATATCTAATGAACCTTATGCACGTAAGGTTTTACCATTTTTAAAACCAGAGTATTATTCTGATATTCATGATCGTGTTATATTTGAAGAGATAAATAAGTTTGTAGAAAAATATGGTAATCTTCCTACTAAACAAACACTATCAATAGAATTAGATAACAGAAAAGATTTAAACCAAGAACAATTTGGTAAAGTATTAGAGATCATAGAAACTCTAAATGAACATGATGTTGATATGCAATGGTTGATTGATACGACAGAAAAGTTTTGTAAAGATAAAGCAGTATATAATGCAATCATTAGTGGTATACAAATCATTGATGGAAAAGATAAACAACATACTGCTGAAGCAATTCCAAGTATTCTAACAGAAGCACTTGCAGTTGCATTTGACCAAAATGTAGGACATGATTATGTCGAGAATGGTGAAGAACGATTTGAGTTCTATCACAAGAAAGAGGAGAGAATAGAGTTCGACCTTGATTATTTTAACAAGATAACTAAGGGTGGACTACCACAAAAAACATTAAACATTGCACTTGCTGGAACTGGTGTTGGTAAATCGTTGTTCATGTGTCACATGGCTGCATCTGTACTTATGCAAGGTAAAAATGTTTTGTATATAACAATGGAGATGGCAGAGGAACGTATTGCAGAAAGAATTGATGCGAATCTAATGAATATAACTATGGACGAATTGCATGAATTACCTAAGAAAATGTTTACTGATCGTCTTGCAAAAATACAAAAAAAGACCAATGGAAAGTTAATTATCAAAGAATATCCAACTGCGTCTGCCCATACAGGACACTTTCGTAGTTTGATAAAAGAACTTGCACTCAAGAAGTCATTTAAACCAGATATTATTTTTATTGATTATTTGAATATATGTGCATCATCAAGATTTAAGGGGAACGCAAATGTTGGTTCTTACTTCTATATCAAAGCGATTGCAGAAGAACTTAGGGGTCTTGCAGTTGAGAATATTGTTCCTATTGTGTCAGCGACACAAACTACTAGAAGTGGATTTTCGTCAAGCGACATTGGGTTGGAAGATACATCAGAAAGTTTTGGTTTGCCTGCTACAGCTGACCTTATGTTTGCACTCATTTCTACAGAGGAACTAGAAGATTTAAATCAGATAATGGTGAAACAATTAAAGAATAGATATAATGATCCTAGTATGAATAAAAGATTTATTCTTGGTATAGACAGAGCCAGAATGAAATTATATGATTGTGAACAAGAAGCACAAAAGGATATAGTAGATAGTGGACAAGAGAACTCTGATAACAAAACTTTCGGATTGGGTCTTGGAAAGAGTAAGACCTATGATAAATTCACAGACATCAAGGTATAAAAAAGTGGAATATTTTATACAAGAGAATGGTACTGGTTGGAATGTAGTCGAGTACCCAACTAATGATGTTGTCAAAACATTTCGTACTAAAACAGAAGCAGACAGAGTTGCAAAAGAAATATCCAGAATTAGACCTTTTGGAAATAACACTATTCCAGATTTTTTAAAAGATAAGGTTGACACAGTAGAATAATCGTGTTATATAAATAGTGTAAACTTTTTGTATAAATGGAAACTGTGTAACATGGCTAGAAATTTTTATCGTCAACTCCATCCTGTTTGCGAGTTTAATAAAAAAACTTTATCAGAAGCAAAAGTACCAAAAGGTGCTGAATTTGAAAATATTATATGTGTTGCATATAATATGAAATCTTTAAATCAAACTAAAGAACAATCAATTTCTTCAGCTGAAACTAACTGGAAACCTTTGTATGACGAATGGTTAGATGTTGGTAATGAAATTGTTAAAAATTCATTTCTTAACACTACAGGAACTATGAAACACTTTGGTTCAGATAGTGCAACATTGAATCCTAAATGGGATTCTTACTTTATTAAAACTACAGGAAAATCAGCTGGTGCAACCACAAGAACTCCAAAAACAGATATGTATATTGGTAATCAACATATTAGTTTAAAAAAATATGGTGGTTCACAATTAATGTCTGGTGGAAAAGCTGAAACTCTTGCTACTCTTGCAGCTGCATATGATAATTTACCTTCTAATATAAAATCTAAAAAACTTGATGAATCTTGGAAATCTTTAACAAACAAAATAGAAAAAGAATTTGTAAAGTTTAAATTACCAGCAGGAAAAAGAATTAATGATTTTAAAACTGCAATTAAAAATGGAGTTGATGATGATTTAACAAATTTTGTAAAAGATAGATTGATTGGTCAAAAAGAACTTACCAACGCATTATCAGAACTTCTTAGTACAAAAGAAGTTAATAGAGAGGTTGTTCGTGAAGCTATGACAGGTAATCAAAAATTTAAAGAACCTCTTCCAAAAGCAAACTATATTTTAAAATTTGATGAAAAGGGTAAATCTAACTATGTAAAAATAGATGAAAAATATGTTGATTATGTTGCTTCACAAACTTCATTTAATATATCATTTAAAACTGCTGGTACAGGTAAGGGTGCTTGGACAGCTACTAAAGGCATATTTAAAGAAGCATATGATTATGCTCAAACAGAATGCATTAATGAAGGATTATTTGATAAGGTAAAATCTGGAGTAAAAAGTGGAATTAATTTTTTAAAAAATATACTTAAAAAAATGTTATTTTTTATTTGGAATAAATTCAAAAATTTATTAGTATCTAGTATAGATAAAGTTCAAGAGTTATTGGGTGTGAAAATGGATGTGTCAGGTGGTAATCCAAAGGTAAATTTCTAATGATTAAGTTTAGTAATTTTTTAACTGAAGATAAGGCTGGTAAGAATTTACATCTAGAACATATCGAAGATGAAATTTTAAACTTTGGTGTGCCTGGTGGTAGAGCTGCAATCAACTTTGTTCAATCACTAAGAGATATGTTATCTGGTTCTGCAAGATCATCAGTCAATATGACAGTCAAATGGGATGGTGCGCCTGCAATCTTTGCTGGTACAGATCCTAGTGATGGTAAATTTTTTGTTGCAAAGAAATCAGTATTCAATGTTAATCCAAAATTATATAAGACAAATGCAGAAGTAGATGCAGATGTATCTGGAGATTTAAATGCAAAATTCAAAGTCGCACTTGCAGAGTTCTCAAAACTTGGAATCAAAG